TGGTGGCGATGCAGGTTTACCTCCAGCACCAGGCAGTGATCTAGATCAAGACGAAACAGATGGCTTTGGTGCCACAGATGCTGCAACAGGTGGTGCAGAAGAACTCGGCCGCGAACTTAGATAATCGTGCGTTTAGATGAATTTCAACACAGTCCAAAGAATACTCCAGAGTCTAATTTAACAACAGCTCTGGAACTTATTCGCCATAGATATAAAGATAAGAAACAACCCCCAAAAATCTCAACACAAAGTCTAATTAATCTTGTGCTTAACACCGACAAGACATTTGATTATGATGCATTGGTACAAGCCAATACAAATAATCCAGCTCTTAAAAATCTAATAAAAAGCTATAACAAAGACTATATTGAACTACGCCCAGCTGGTGAGGACAACGACAGTTCGGCCACGGTGGAAAATCCTAAAAATCAAGATGCAGATCCAAATGCACCAGTCGACACAGTATCAAACATGGCTAAACAAGCCGCCCGTAAACGTAACGCCCCTGGATTCTAGTATTAAATACTAGATGATTCGTTTATTTCCTGTAGTAGAATTTTACATTACCAACGTCTGCAATTTAACTTGTCGCGGCTGTAATCGTTTTAACGACTTAAACTTCAAAGGTCATCAACTCTGGATCGATCATGCTCTTGCTTATGAAGCATGGAGCAAGCGTTTAGATTTACCACGCATTACTATCATAGGTGGTGAGCCTACACTTAACCCTGATTTAGAACTGTGGGCTAGCAATCTACGTAGACTATGGCCCGATGCTGTTATAATGATACAGACTAATGGCACATATCAGCGACCCGAGCATCTTAAATTTTGGGACAAATATCGCATAGGCTTTGGCCTCAGTTTACATGACCCTGCGACCGCCGAAGAACTAAAAACTAAATGGAAGGGATATGCTGGGGAGATAGAAGCATTTATATTTCACCAATCTACTGTTATCAAACAAGATGATCATCATATTTTACATAATAGTGATCCTGTAAAAGCGTTTGCGGCTTGTGACATGAAACACGACCATACCATGTATCAAGGTAAATTATATAAATGCCCTGCTATGAGCAATTTACCGGATTTTGATCAACAGTTTGATCTACGGTTAGATGATCGTCAACGTGAATTATTATACAAATATAAACCATTAACAGTAGATTGTAGTGAAGAGCAATTACAAGAGTTTTTGGCGACTAAAGACTCTCATATAGCACAATGTGAATTTTGCCCACAAGATATGCGTTGGCACACAGCGTTAGGTAAATTAAAAGAAAATCTATCAAAACCAAACTTTGCTCCTCCTGTAACAGAACAAGAATTAAAATTCTACAAATAGCTTGACATAACGCACTAAATACTGTAGTATTATACTATACTATTGGAGTTTATATATGGCTTATTCAGAAAAAGTTCTAGACCATTACGAAAACCCTCGTAATGTGGGCACCTTGGACAAGGATAGTCCAGATGTAGGAACAGGCATGGTTGGTGCGCCAGCCTGCGGTGATGTAATGAAACTACAGATTGAAGTCCATGAAGGGATCATAACAGATGCCAAATTTAAGACGTATGGTTGTGGCAGTGCTATTGCTAGTAGTAGCCTTGTCACCGAGCTCCTCAAGGGCAAGACGCTGGATGAGGCTCAGACCATCAAAAACTCACATATCGCAGAAGAACTCGCATTACCGCCCGTCAAAATACATTGCTCGGTGCTTGCAGAAGATGCGATCAAATCAGCCATAGCAGACTATAGAAAGAAACATGAAGAAGTCACCCATTGAAAGTCCTTGTATATCAGTATGCCGCTATGAAAACGAAGTCTGCGTTGGTTGTGGTCGCACGGTTGATGACATAGTTAATTGGTATGACATGACTGACGACGAAAAGCAAGCAGTGTTAAACAGAATAGAAAAAGATTCCAAAGGATGGTTTAAATAATGGATATGATAACAATCACTGCTAATGCCGCTAAAAAAATGCAAGACTCCCTTCATGCCAGAGGTCGAGGTGTAGGTATGCGCATTGGCGTGCGCACTGCTGGATGTAGTGGCTTTGCTTATGTGTTAGAATTTGCTGATGAAGTACGTGAGCATGATATTGAAATAGATGAACGTGGTGTTACTTTATTAATTGATAAAAAAGATATAGTTTATCTACAGGGCATGGAAATCAACTATGCCAAAAAAGGACTCAATGAAGGATTTGAGTTTCAAAATCCCAATGCCAAAGCTGAATGTGGTTGCGGAGAATCATTTACTGTTTGACATCTTGTGATTAGTAATATATACTAGTAAGATGCTTATTCAAAAATACAACTATACCCCCATTAATCGTGATACAGTAGAAGGTAAACGTCTTTATACTTTACCGGATGGATCACGTGTTCCTAGCGTTACTACAATCCTTGATCGAACCAAACCACAGGAGAAGCGAGATGCTCTTGAAAATTGGCGTAAACGAGTAGGAACCGATAAAGCCCAACAGATCACCACAGAAGCCGCTAGCCGCGGAACACGTATGCACAAATGGTTAGAAGACTATGTGCGTAATGATCGTGAAATGGGTAGTCCAGGCACTAACCCAAATAGCCAACAGAGTTACGCCATGGCACAAGAGATCGTAGAACACGGACTTAAACACGTAGACGAAGTATGGGGCATTGAAGTGCCTTTGTACGTTCCGGGCCTGTATGCAGGCACAACAGATGCCTGCGGAGTATATAAGGGTAGTCCTGCGATTATCGACTATAAACAGACTAATAAACCTAAAAAAACCGAGTGGATCGAAGACTATTTCCTTCAATTATGCGCCTATGCTGCCGCACATAATGAAGTCCACGGTACTGACATAAAACAAGGTGTAATCCTAATGGCAGTAGCACCTAAACTCCTAGAAGACAACACCTTTGCTCGACCAGAATTCCAAACTTGGACTGTTAGCGGTAATGAATGGACGATCTGGATGGACCGTTGGTTTGATAGAGTTGAGCAGTATTATAAGTTAGCATAAATACTAGATATTGAACTAAGGTGATAACATGGCTGTAATCCAAATAAGCAAAATCCAGGTCCGTCGTGGCTTACAAGAAAATCTACCCCAACTATCCAGCGGTGAAATGGGTTGGAGTGTTGACGAGCGTAGATTATATATTGGTAACGGAACTCTAGTAGAAGGTGCCCCAACAGTTGGTGTCACTGAAATCCTTACCGAATACAGTAATGTTATACTAACAGCATCCTCTATTGCTGCCAATATTGTAATAGCTCAATTGGCCGATGCTGCCGCAGAAACCTTGCTAGACAATACCACAGCAAACATAGGTAATATCACTATTTCCACAGTGAACTCAAGGATCATTGATTATAATATCATCAGAGGAACCAACACCAGAGTTGGTTCTATTAAAGTTACTAATCTTGCTGGTTCACCATCAATTGAAGACGATTATACTGAGACAGCAAATATAGGTGTTGCATTAACATTTATAGCAAATAGTTCCAATGTCACTATGTCTTATACTGCTAGTAGCACTGGTACTAACGCTACACTCAATTACTATATAAAAACGTTCGTGTAACATGTGGCAAAATTTTTGGAACCTGCGTGTTAATGACAGGCTAACGCAGTGGAAAGATTTCCGCCATCAGCTCGATAGACTACCCTTAGAATCAGCAGTTGTGGAATTAAACAATATGTGGAGCACTGCTCCATTTGTTAATTATAATTTGGATCCAAGCGATCCAAAAACTTGGCCAGATCCCTGGGCATTATTAGCCGAAAACTACTGGTGTGACGTTGCAAAAGCCCTAGGAATAGTGTATACTATATACTTCACTGGACATAGTTCAACTCCTATAGAAATAAGAGTATATTATGATTATAAAGATAAAACAAAGCACACTGTAGTTTGGTTGGATGATGGGAAATATATTCTTAATTACTGGCCCTACGAAATAGTAAATACAAAACAAGTAGAAGAAAAACAGTTGCAATTGCTGTATCAATATTCAAGCACAGATTTACAATTAGAAAAATATTAAACAAAGAGGCACTCGAGTGAGCAATATTCAAGTTAAAAAACGTAGTGGTGCGGTCGTACCACTAGATTTAACAAAATGGCAGGCCCAAGTGGCTAAAGTATGCCAAAATGTAGCTGACGTCAGTCAGTCCATGATAGAAATTAAAGCTCAACCGCACTTCTACGATGGTATCAGCACACGCGAAATTGACGAAATTACCTTGCGTGCTATTGTTGACTTGATTGACGTAGAACATGAGCCAGAAGTTGGACACACTAACTATCAATTTGTAGCAGGCAAGCAACGCTTATCGATGCTACGTAAAGACATCTATGGTGACTACCAAGTCCCACACCTATTAGAAATCGTAAAAACAAATGTAGCCACAGGATTATACACCGCAGAACTTCTTGAATGGTACTCAGAAGATGAGTGGAACAAGATGAACGATCTTATCGATCATGCCAAAGATGAAGACTATAGCTATGCGGCCATTGAACAGCTAATTGAAAAATATCTGGTTAAGAATCGTAGCACAAAACAAATTTATGAAACACCACAGGTTCGCTATATGGTCGCGGCTGCAACAGTATTCCATAATGAGAATCCACTACAAAGATTACGTTATATTAAAGATTACTATACCTGCGCCAGTGACGGATTGTTCACGCTCGCCACTCCAGTACTTGCTGGCCTAGGTACCCCTACAAAACAATTTAGCTCATGTGTACTGATTAAATCAGACGATGACCTAGACAGTATTTTTGCTAGTGGAGAGATGATGGCCAAGTACGCAAGTAAGCGTGCTGGTATTGGTCTAGAGATAGGTCGTTTGCGCCCGCTAGGGAGTCCTATACGAGGTGGGGAAATCATGCACACAGGCATGATCCCCTTCCTTAAGAAATGGTTTGGTGATTTAAGATCATGTAGCCAAGGCGGTATACGTAATGCAAGTGCTACAGTTTTCTATCCAATATGGCATCATCAGTTTGATGATTTGATCGTATTAAAGAACAATCAAGGTACAGAAGAAACTCGTGTACGTCACATGGACTATGGTGTTGTGCTTAACGCCATGTTCTGGAGAAGATTTAAAAACAAAGAGAATATTACATTCTTTGATCCTAACGAAGTACCTGATTTGTATGAAGCGTTTTATAAAAACACAAAGTTATTTGAAGAGTTGTATGAGAAGTATGAAAAGCAAAAAGGTTTGCGTAAGAAAGTATTAAGTGCGGAAGAAGTATTTAAAGGCGGTATACTTAAAGAGCGGACTGACACAGGTAGAATCTATCTCGTGTTCATTGACAATGTTATGAAGCAAGGACCGTTTGATCCTGAATATCATACCATCTATCAGAGTAATCTCTGTTGCGAAATCCTACTGCCCACCAAGCCATTCAAACGCTTGGATGATCCAAATGGTCGCATAGCTCTATGTACGTTAGGCAGTATCAATTGGGGAGCATTCCGTAACCCAGAAGACATGAAACGTGCTTGCAGAATTCTACAACGTAGTCTATGTAATATTCTTGACTACCAAGACTTCCTAAGCATACAAAGTAAATTAAGCAATGATGAGATACAACCCTTAGGTATTGGTGTTACTAACTTGGCCTATTGGCATGCTAAACGTGGCTACGAATATGGCACTACTGAAGCCTTACAAGATGTCAAGACATGGATGGAACATCAGGCATTCTTCTTAACAGAAGCTACAGTTGAACTGGCTAAAGAACGCGGTGCATGTTTACACAGCGAACATACACGCTATGGCAAGGGAAAGTTTCCTTGGGAGAATCGTGCTCAAGGTGTAAACAAACTTGCAGACTTTACTCCAACACGTGAACTAGATTGGGAACAACTACGTAGCGACATGAGAGCATATGGTGTACGTAATGCTACATTGATGGCAATTGCTCCAGTTGAAAGTTCAAGTGTTGTTATTAATTCAACTAATGGTATTGAAATGCCGATGAGTTTGATTTCAGTTAAAGAATCAAAAGCAGGTAGCTTTATACAAGTAGTACCAGAGTATAATAAATTAAAAAACAAATATCAATTGATGTGGGAACAGAAAGATTGTGATGCATATTTAAAAACTGCGGCGGTTCTAGCGGCCTATGTAGATCAAAGTATTAGCACAAACACTTTTTATAATCCAGCACATTGGGCCGATCGTAAAGTTCCGAGTACATTGATCGCTAAAAACTTAATGCAGGCACATGCTTGGGGTATCAAGACATTCTACTACAGCCTGATCAACAAACAAGGTGCAAAAGCAGATGCAGAAATTGCACCAACATTGGCTGCACAACCAGATGAAACCGATGAAGATTGCGAGGCATGTAAACTATGAGTAAAGAACAATACAATTTAAGTACTAAAACAAACTATCTACAACGTAAGATGTTCCTAGATCCAGCCGGTCCTGTGACTATCCAACGCTTTGAGGAAGTTAAATATAATAAAATTGCTAACTTTGAAGCCACTGCTAGGGGTTTCTTTTGGCAACCAGAAGAAGTTAGTCTAACTAAAGACAGTCAAGATTTTAAAAATGCTAGTGATGCTGTTAAACATATCTTTACCAGTAATTTACTGCGCCAGACAGCTTTAGATAGCCTACAAGGTCGTGCGCCTAATCAAGTATTTGGGCCAGTAGTAAGTCTGCCAGAACTAGAAGCACTTATCAGTAACTGGAGTTTCTTTGAAACTAATATCCATAGCAAGAGCTACAGCCATATTATCCGTAATATTTACAACGTACCTAAGGATGTATTCAACACTATCCATGATACTGAAGAAATCGTAGGCATGGCTAGTAATATCGGCAACTATTATGATAAATTACATGTGATCAACTGTCGTAAAGAAATGGGCAATAAGATAGATGAGAGAGATCACATCAAAGCCATATGGCTTGCTCTACACGCAAGTTATGGCTTAGAAGCATTCCGATTCATGGTAAGTTTTGCTACAAGCCTAGCCATGGTTGAGAATAAGATCTTTATTGGCAATGGTAATATCATTAGTCTAATCTTGCAAGACGAGTTACTACATAAAGAATGGACGGCTTTCTTGATCAATCAGGTAGTCAAAGAAGATCCACGCTTTGCAGATATCAAAACAGAATGTGAAGCTGAGGTTTATCAAATGTATCTCGATGTTATCAATGAAGAAAAAGCCTGGGCAGACTATTTGTTCAAACTAGGTCCGGTGATTGGACTCAACGCTGCCATCTTAAAAGAGTTTGTAGATTATACCGCAGTTAGCGCACTTAAAGAAATTGGTATTAAGTACGGTAACCCTGCACCTAAGACTACTCCTATACCTTGGTTTAATAAACACAGTGACACAAGTAAAAAACAAACGGCCTTACAAGAAAACGAATCAACAAATTATGTAATTGGAGTCATGGGCGAAAACGTTGAGTATGATGAATTACCGGAGTTATAAGAGAGAGAAATGTTAACAGTATATAGTAAAAATTATTGTCCATTCTGCGACAAGGCCAAACATTTATTAAAACTAAAAAATATCGCATACACAGAAATTAAGATTGATGAAGATCAAGATGCACGCGAGTGGTTGATAGCTCAAGGCCATCGTACAGCACCACAGATCTACCTGGGTGACGAACTATTTGTAGAAGGTGGATATCAAGGATTAGTAAAATTAAGTGATGAAGAATTATTCAATAAACTAGGGGATTCAAATGTTAGTAACAAATAAGTATGCAGAAGATGATATAGTGACTTTTAAGATCGTTAACGGTGATGAAATCGTTGCTAAAATCGTAGAAGAGTCAGATGACGCATTTACAGTAACTAAACCATGTACAGTTATGCCCAGCCAACAAGGGCTCGGCCTGCTACAAAGTCTATTTACAAGTGACTTAAATAAGAGTATACGGTTAGAAAAACGACATGTAATGATGCACGCACCTACTGTTAAAGATGTGCAAAATCATTATATTAAAACCACTACAGGTATTGAACCTGTATCGAAAGGTGGCATTATAACATAGGGTAAACAGCAGTATGGCAATTGAGCACGATATAAATCTAGTAACTAGCCAAGCAAGATCGGTAATAGTAGAAAACCAAAAAGTTACTTTGGGACTATCTCGTGCGTCTATTACTCCTGCTACTATACAGGCTATGATAGGTATATCAAATGGGCAGGCGCTAAGAATTTCTCCTGATGTAACTTCAGCTAATCTTTCTATGGTCAATAAAGTTACAGCATTGAGAGCTACTGGAACTAACAATCCCATAATTCAATTGTCGGGAAATATTACAGTTAATATTGGGGATTATTTAACACAAACAACAATTTGTAATCAAATTAATTTTAGTAATAGTATTCAAGCCAATGTTGGAGAATACATAACACAAACAACTATTATTAATCAAATTAATTTTAGTGGAAATATCACAGCTATCGCTGGCCAATATATCTCACAAACTTTATCGGGAGCTAATGCTGTAGTGGTTGCAGCTACTAATCTTGCAAATGTGTTAAGCATATCATATACAACTTCTAATGTGTTTATTTTATCATCGGGTAATGTATATATCAGTGGCATTGATGCAAATGTTTACCCTACAAATACTTCTGTAGATATTATACAAAGTTCTAATGCAACAGTGATTACTGGAAATAATTCTTTAAACACGTTGTTTGTATCCTACCTTAATGCAAATACATTTACTTTATCATCCGGAAATATCACTACAAGGCCGTGGACTGGGAATGTTAAAATTGGCAATATTGATGCAAATGTTTATCCTAATAATACTTCTACAAATATCACTTACCTTGCTAATGCATTTGTGTTTTCGAATGTAACTAATTCATCAAATGTAACTGTAAGCTATGTCACTCGACCAAATGTATTTGTCCTTGGATCAGGAAATATTCAATATTCGGGAAATTTAACTA